TGAATATCCATAATGTATTTTTTATCATGTCGTTGTATTCTATAAAAGGATTAATTACATCGTTGTTTCTAAGATAAACTTTGTACTGTCTGGTTTTTTTTGGAAAATTATTAAAATATTGTCGCTTTATTAAATATTTTTTTATTATATTTTGTCCAAATTTGGTTGTTTCTATATGGTGTTGTCCATCGCTGAGCATCACAGATAGCGGAGTGTAGGCATCATGTATATGTTGGGCCGAACATTTAAAATTAGGAAATGATATAGGCTTATTCTCATCAAATAATTCCGCGGATAACATTTCTGATTCTAACAAAAATGCTTGGTCGTTCAAGTAAATTTCATTTTTGACATTATCATAGATTATGTGCCCCATGCCTGTGCGAACCATAGCAGGTGCAATCTCATCAAAAAATTGTAATATGTCCGTGAAGACAGTTCCTGACCTGATACAAAAAATATATTTTTTCAAAGATTTAAGATCAATGACCTCATTCCACTCTGATATGTATCTAATGTCACAATCAATCGGTGCTCCCCACTTGTCAAATTTAATTGATCCCGTGGTTTGATTTCTAAATTCTTCGCCACAAATAATAAAAGTTGTTTCCTGTATCATTGATTAGATTAAAATTTTGACAAACTTTAAATCGGTTATGTCTTCAGAATGTAATGCGACAGCTAATAATGGTGCACAGTACTCATCAATTTCGTTCCATCTAGTGATATTGTGATGAGATAACCAGTTTTTTTTATATTTTTCAAACCATTCTTTGAATTCAACTTGTAATGTATTTGGAAAAATATCATTGTAAGGAATAAAAAATTTTGCTCTCAAAGTGAGGTGTGGTTTGCACAATTGATTAATACTTTCTTGATCGCTGGGTTCATTATCTTTCCAGTATTTTAATGGTGTTTTTCCTAATTCTGCCCATGGAAGATAAATGGCGTTTTTTTTTAGATCTGTTTCATAATAATCATTGCAAGAAAAATTTTCTGTTAAAGGTCCTTCTTTTATACCCCATCCTATCATCATGTATTTTGGATATATATTTGTACCTTTGTTTTCGTTATGATGTATAGAATGATGAAATTTATATAGTATAGAATTATCTTTTTTCCTTGACAAAATTTCATGTTGGTCTTGGTATAACTTATGAAGATCGTTTAAAAGAGGTTGATCTATACAAGTAAAATTTTTAGGCTTGATGCCGGAGAAAGCACAAAACTCAATATATATATTTTTTAAATCGCTTAGATCTTCTTGTTGAGATTCAATATTGTCAATATCAATATTTTTTAAATGCTTTATTTTTTTAAACCATTTACAGGCCAATATTGAATCGTGTGTCTGATAATCCAAATCAATTTCTTGATGGTTTTTATTTTTGAAAATAATTTTAAAATTATTTTTTCTCATTTCCAAAAACGCCGCCGTCCATTTCGATGTTGATCGTTTGGGCCTGCTGTGCTGTTTTCAGAGCCTCGATCATTTCTTCCTGCACAGACACTATTCTCGTCATGGTCTGGCTCAAACTGTAAGCTAAACGGTCGGCGTCTTGCATGGTCAAAATAACAGTGTTTTCCTGTTTGTTTTTGGAAGTGCGTACTCTGGCTATGAAGTCTTCAATGGGCCGCGTCTGAATTTTGTTCTTTGATTGCGTCATTTAATACCTGTTGCATTTCTATTTTAGTTTTGATAGGCCCCTTATAGGCATATCGCTGTAGTGTAATTACCTTGGGACAGTATGCCTTCCTCCAACCCTTTGGAAAGTCTATGATGTAATATCCTGCACAAAACAGACTTCGACTTTTGGGCGTTTTGGTATAGATGGGCAGTTGTTTCTGTACATCAAACATGGAATTGTAAGGCTGTTGTGAGCAGGGAAATCCATGCACTTGCCATTCGGTTTCAATGTCTTGCGGTTTATTTTTTGGCACTGTGATATCTGTGGCAAATATGCCTGATCCGAATCGTGCATATAGGCTTTCCTGTGTGGCATATTCCTGCCTCTGGTCTTTCTTGCCCAGGAATATCCAACCATCTTCATCCTTCTTTTGCAGGGTGCCCAGTTTTTGGCCATTCTCCTCTATGATCCAAAATTTGTCCTTTACTAGTATTTTCGCTCGCATGGTCATGTCAACCTCGCATTGAATGGTTCCACGTACAATTGTGCTTGTTCTGTGATTTTCTGTAGATCATATTTGGCACAGAATTTCATGAATCTAATGCCCACCTGTGATATCTGCTTGTGATCTGCCTTGGCCTGAGAGATTGTCTGATCCAGTTCTTGTACAATGGCCTCCGGCTGCGCACGTAGATCAACCAATAATCTATTACGCTCATAATCATCCACGACTCTGTGTTCTAAACCTTCCGGGTCTACCCATTTACTTAACATGAGATTGTTCCAAGCATATCCTTTATTGATCCTATCCTCGAATGCTTCCAATAATCCCACTTTGTTCTTCGTTCCTTTTTTACGCACACCCGGGTATGCTGAAAATATGTTGTCCGATGAATCACCCCGCATGGCCTTCTCAAACAGTATCCATTCTTTGTTTTCCACTTTTCTGTGCTCTTTGGTTTTCTTGTCCATCACAGGATTGCCCTTTTTATCGAAATAGCCATCCACTGTCATGGTCTCTTCTGTGACGCCATTATATTGCCTCACATTTGGTGCTATCAATTGATTGAGATCCTTGTCTGTGCTGATGATCACATGCTGTTGATCCGAGTGCAGATCGATCCAGCGAGCTATGAGGTCATCGGCCTCGCATCTGCCATTTTGCAACACCGTGACGTTGGTCTTGGTGCGGATAAAATCCACGAAATCATCATAGCACTCCCAAAACAGTTTGTTCTCCTCTTGCTCTGCGGCAGTCATTGCCAGCACTGTTTCTGCACGGTTTCTCTTGTAAGGCGGGTAATGATCTTTCCTCCAACTGCGTCCTTCCAAACAAAACACCACATGAGTGCCATCGAAGTCATTCCAGGCTTTCTTGATAGAATTCAAGGTGATGTGTATGGCCATGCCGATCTTCTCTGAGGCGTCTCCACGTATTACGTGCCTCGCTCGGAAAAAAGTATTCGCAGTATCGACCAATATGTGGGTCATACTCTAGGATACCTCGGTCTTGCCGTCGTTTCTTCTGTTGATTTGCACATAACCCGCACCAGTTATGTCCACGCCCTGCTCATTGCCGATTGACCGGCACAGGCTTTGAAACCAACGATCCACGATCTCTTCTTCGGATGCTCCTGTGTAACCGTTCTGTTTCAACATGTTGACGAATTCATTATTCCAATCCAGTTCAAAGAATCCGTTCCTTGGGTTTTCTGGATTTACTTTCACTTGCAGAACCTTGACCATGGGTTCTTCACTCTTTTGAACTTTTGTGTTTTTAGTTTTTTTAACTTTCATATCCTTATTTTACAACACTTCTTGGAAAAAATCAAATGTTTTCAAATGATACTTTACCAAACTATGTACCCCATGCATTTTTAAACAACGGCACCTGTAATCTATCACTGTATCTATAGCCCATCTTCATTGCCAGTTCTGCCACTGTTTTGTTGTTCATATGATACACACTCTCCACTCCGCCCACAGGCATCAGATATACTGATCCTTGAAATCCTGCTTTACGATAATCCTTCACCGCCTCCATGGCCTCATAGGCATCATCTATGTCGGCGATCACGAATTTCAAATACACATGACCCACTTCACCATATTCCGCCACCACTTCGGGCAGTATGGCGTCTTCTCTCTTTTCTCCGCTCACGCTCAATTTCGCGCTCACGGAAAATGTCACACTGTCCTTGTTTCTGTGGTTGCGTTGGCTCCATTCTTTCAAATATTTTTTGAAATTTTCATGCAATTTTTGAGTGCCATTGGTCTCGAAAGTGATCTCCTTTAGGTCCTGCATCTTCGCATGCTCCAACACATCCGGATATGATCTCTGCCAGCCCAGCAACGGCTCACCGCCCGTGAATATGAAGTGTTCATCCACCCATCGCTTGTGGGGCAATATCTCCATTGTTCTCTCCACGATGGCGTCGGACGTCAGCATGGGAGATAAATCCTTGAATCGCGGATCCCAACTTGCATATGAATCACAGCCAGTGCTGACCAATGGCAGTTCCTTGTAATCACGGAACGGATGCAGTTTGTGCTGTTCGAACACTTTGTCATTCTCATCACTCCTCATGCCCCTGGGCAATCCAAATCCAGCACAGGTGAAGTTGCAGCCAAATGTTCTAAGGAACACCGAGGGCACGCCCATGTAGCGGCCTTCGCCCTGTATGCTGTAAAATAATTCTGCCACCTTAATTTTGTTCATGTAATGCCTCGACTGCTTCTAATATTTCTTTAATAGAATAAGTTTTATTTTTTTTCTGTGTATTCAACATCTTTATTGCTGCCAATATCTCCTCGACGGAATATGTGCCACGTTTCTTCTTTTCCATTTCTGGATCATGATCTAAAGTATATACTGGATATTTCTTTTCATCAATTCCCGAATACATATCGGTCCTATTATCTTTTATCTTTTTTGTCTAGTCGTACCACGTTGCCGCTCTTGAAATGCCCCACGGTCTCCCTTTGGATGTCATCGTGATTGAATTCTGCCCAATACAGCTCAAAGGCCACGCCATCTTCCATGCCTTCAAAAGAGTGCGCCAGTCCCGGCTTGACCCTAGTGAAGTCTCCAGGTCCCAGTATTGTCTCGTCTATGAGATCGTAGTCCTTTTGCCAGACGCGAATCTTCATACGGCCGCTGACCACGTAGAAACCGTTCCATTTGTACTGATGCTTGTGTTTGGAGCAGACACCACCTGCCTTGAAATCTATCCTGTGGAATTCAAGCACGCCGTTGGCGTGAATAAGTTCCGTCTGCCCCCAAATTTTTCCTGCCTTGTTGCTCATGTGTATATTATAAGGATATTTAGATCATAAGTCAAATTACCAAAAATATCTTGCTATCCAACCAGTTTCGTGTCCAATTTCCTTGCCAGGTATGCCAGCAGTATACCATAGGCCGGCACAAACACAACCTGCCCCACTATGATCTTGACCATGGTGTTGTTGAAGGCCACCGCATGTACCCACGGTTGCGGATAGAACGCAGTGTAGAAGAATATGTAGGTGTCTATGATGTTGGCAGCGATCATGCTTAGCGCTGGTGCCGCCCACCAGTTATTTTTGTATTTTTCCCTGATCATTTGGAAGACGTACACATCCAGCAGTGTGCCGATACCATAGGCCACTCCCGATGCTATGCCCACCCTGTAGGCGTGCTTGTCGCCCAGATATAGGAGCACCAGTACCGATGCCACGATGGCCGGTATGATGGCCAACGCCACCACTGCCCTTGCGCTCTGCTTGCCGATCAATCTCACTGTGAGGTCGCTTGCCACCACCACCAGCGGAAAAGTGAACGCCGCCGCTGCCAGGGGAAAATTGGTCTCCCACCCCAATATATTGATTTTTTCCGCGAACAAACTGAATCTTATGGTTACCAAGTAATTGCTAACAGCGATTATTATTGTGTGCAATATCACAAGGTTCCTGACCAATATCTTGTCCGTGCCTTTCAAAAGGTCCTGTACAAACTGTATCATTTTTTTCTCCTGTTGTTTTTTATTTTTGCCATTCTTCCCATGGAAAAACCACCCATTGCGGATTCTCTTTTTTGTCTATCTCATAACCAAAATAGTCAACTTTTACTGGGGAAGGCCTGTTGTTGATAACCACCGCAAACTTCACTCTGTCGTGTCTTCCGAAATTGTCCAAGATATATTGGAAGGTGGCTCCGGTGTCATTTATGTCATCTATGATCAATATTTTTTTTTGGAACGCGAATGCTTTCTCCAATGCCGACAGATTGGGCTTGGCGGCGTGATC